GTTTTTTTTTTTTTTTTTAAAAATGTTAGCCATAACGCTATTGGCCATTACGGTCGCTGGACCGGTTAGGCATTTAAACAGGGTGATCAGGCCTGCAAAGCCTACACGAAATCCGCGGCCAGCATCGTCACAACATGACCCTCCACGTCAGACGCAGAGAGGTTGAGCACGACTTCTTCAAAAAGGTCAATAACGTCATAACCCGTTAATCCATAACGATAGTAGCAAAACCCATGAAACTCATCATAAGAAGCAACCCGAGACTCAAGTAACTTGTCCCGAATGCCTCTCAGAGTTATGCCAGCTTCACGGGCATTCCAACTAACGTTGGCATCCGCATCCCGAAAAGCGTGACGACCTTCCTTATCACAGAACGACCACTCATGGTTGAACCGATCAAGAAAGATATCGCGCAAGGGAGGGAAGAATCGAAATTCGTAGGCATACCCAACGGCCTTGCCTGCAAAATAGGCATGGTCACTGAGTTGCTGATTAAGGTTGGCACGCATGTTGAATTTGGCGATGTTCTTACCAAGCAAGGGCACAGTGAAGTGGAACCCTGAGTAACTTGGTATGAAACACTTGCTCAGAAATTGACAGTCAACCAAGTGTGTGTGTCGCTTGACCTTGGCTTCCATCAAAGCCTCCGACGCCAAAGACTCATACGTCTTACAAGCATAACGCTTGAGTCCACAAACCCTAGCCAGCAAGTCATCCCCGAGTATCAAAACCCGGGCACGACTAGCCCCAGTCGCTTTAAAGAAAGTGTAGAATATACAAGCGTTCCAAAAGCAATTACGAAAAGTAGTGTCAGTTGCCCCAGTTGGCAGGGCATGCTCAAGTGTTGCCTTAACAGCATGGCGCCTGTTCTCAACAACATACTTGTCAGTCTTGGCATGAAGCCTTATGAACCATTCAGGACAACCCAAACGGCGCATAAGAATTATCTCCAACATCTGGACATCTGAACACTGCAACAAATCGTTCTTGCTAAAGTCACTCTCGATAAATTCTCCATCTTGCTTATCCAAAAAAGGCACATACATCTCAGCAGTCCTCTTGTATGCCAACTTAAACATACAAGGCCCTTGCATGATGCCCATCTGGCGATCCAGACGTCGAAGCAACTCGCAAAAGATAGGACCAGAGATGCAATTATACAAATCAGTGCCTTTGAAAATGACCCGTGGAGCCCAATTCGGCTTATGTTGAACAAGCAGAGCCTCAGTCTTAACAAAGACTTCCTTCCGAGAATAGTCTTTGAGATTTGAAGTACAAAACTGATCCAAGGCCGCAATCATCCGACCTTGCTTCTCCGCACCGAACTTGGAGTTCCAATCGTCAAACCGGGCCTGGTTCCAAACGAAACCAGGAAGATGGTCAGGAACTAAATCATTAATGAATGTAATGGAAGATGAAATTACCCTGGGACTAGCCC